CGCATATGTGGATCATAGTTTCTAAAATCAAATTCTAATTCACCACCTTTGTATTCTGAACCATCTGTCAACTGACAAGTCATAGATAGTTTTCGAATCTTTCCGTGTTCTGGACTATTGGGTCTATCATATGGTTTATCCCAACTATCACAATGCCAATCATAATATTGATTTAATTTATATTTTGTAAACTGACAAGATTCACTTCTTTCCCAATCAAAGTTCCAACCAGCTCTTCTGTTTGCTTCGTGAACATATGGGTGTAATTCTTTGTATATCCAAGTATCATTTAACCATACTAAATCAGAGTTTCTTTTTCTTTTTAAATCTAGTACTTCTTCTTTTGTTAATTTTTCTTTATCATACCCACCAGTTCTAGCTAAAACTTCTTTTTGTGCATTAGCATATTGTATTACTTCATCACAGAATTTAGGTGTAAGAACACCGCTAAAATACCAATAATAATTAGATATATTCATACGTTATAGTTTGTACAAAATTTAAACTATCCTTTTGATTATTGGTTAAGTAATACATATTGGTTGATGGAAACATAATAAATTTATTGTTTTTAAGTGGTATATCCCAAGATCTACCTTTACGTCTGTTATCTTCATAGTGTATTCTGACCATACAGTCTTTTACTTTTACACCATATAGTAATGTGTAGTCTGGTGAGTTTCGTAAATCTACAGGATCTATATTTAATAATGGAATTGTTGTTTCTTGGGGTTTATAGATATTACCCCACGTTTCTTTGTTAATTAAATTAAAACCATATTCGAGATTAATATGCTCTCGCATATAAGTATTTAACATATCGAATGTTCGTGAAAACGGAAAATTTTTGTTTTGAATTATTGATTGTAAAATATCACCTGATAATTTATCTCGGTCAATGTCCCAATCTTTAGGCATTGCCACATCACCATAATATAAAGCTTGTTCAGATAATACTTTCTTTTGCATACCACATACCTTTTTAAATTATGCTAAATCGTCTGTCAAGTCCCAGGACTGATTCTCTTCATTCCAAATGTAACGCCACGAATGAGTATCAGCTGTATTTTGTGATTCTTGTTCTGCTGTTAAGGCAGGAGCATCACCGATCGGTGATTTCCAAGATGCAGTTGTAGTATCTTTTACCCAAGATGCAAATGGTGGTTTTTTAGGCCAAAAGATTTGATTATCTTCGTCCCACTCATAACCAATACCTGCGTAATTTCCTCTAAACGCTTTTGAGTTATCGCCAGAGTTATGTGTATTACCTTTTGTATTATAAGATGTTTGAATCCACATTTGTGCAGGCCAGTTGTTGTGTGTTTCTAGCCACTGTTGACCTACTGTTTCGTCTTCAACACCATCAGCGTTTAACATCTTATCATTATCCATAGTTAACACTTGGATAACTTTTCCGTTAGCTCCTAGTTTTGCAAAATGTGCCATAATGTTTCTCCTTATATATTAATTTTAATTACCATTCAACTATTGAAATTTGTACCTTATCACTACTATACCTGAACCACCATTTGCGCTTCCATCCATACCTTGACCTCCGCCACCAGCTCCTCCACCAGTGTTATCTGTTCCGTCTGTTCCTGCATTTGCAGCTGGCCCTGGTCCTGCTCCTGGGGCTCCACCTCCAGCACCTCCACCATCTGTGGCTGTTCCTCCAGCTCCACACCCTGGTTGACCTACTCCACCTCCACCACCACCAGCTCTGCCAACCGGAGATCCTGTAATGCTAGATGTTGCACCTGCTCCACCTGCTTTACCATCATTTGGTGTAGGATGTGTCATTCCCGTTCCTGCAGCTGTAGCTCCTCCACCACCTGCTCCACCCATAGGATTATTTCCTCCAGGAGGATTAGCTCCTGTTCCACCAGGGTTTCCTTGAGGTGGACTTACGGGTGGTGTATTTCCTGTTCCACCAGCTGCTGATGGTACATTTCTAACTTGACCAGCACCGCCTCCAGATCCACCTGGATTTCCAATTCCACTACCAGCAGCGGGAGCACAAAAAGTTGAACATAGACCACCTCCACCACCACCTGCCGATGATATTGTTGAAAAAGATGAAGTTCCTCCATCACCACCTCGTCCTCCTGGTCCAGGACCTGGTGGAGCTAAACCTGCACCACCTCCTCCTACTACAATTGAATATGCTTGAGCGGAAACTGGTAAATTAAATGTTGGTCCTGAAGTTGCATTTAATGGACTAGCTGTATAACTATCTGTTGATGCTTTTGATTCTCTATAACCACCTGCACCACCTCCACCGCCATTATCCCAAGTGCTTCCACCACCACCTGCGATTACCATATAAGAAACTGTATTTGATCCTGCTGGGTTTCCTGCACACGAAACACAAAAAGTACCAGGACCCGTAAATGTGTGAACTTTGAAATTAGTACAAACAGTTGTAATTGTTCCACCTGTTGCTGTAATAAATGCAGGAGCTATTAAATCATCTTTTTGTCCAGATTCAACAACTAACCATCCTTTTGTTGCATCTGCATAAACTATAGTAACAGCAATTCCTTCAACAACCATATCAACATTTTCTGCAGCACCATCTATATTTGAACCATTTCTTGCTAGTGTAATAGCATTTGTGTCTGCTGAGTTTGCATAATCTTTTACAGATACAATTGCACCTGCACTTGGAGATGCAGGGAGTGTTACTGTTACAGCTCCACTTGAAGTATCTACAAAATAACCCTCACCACTTACTGCTGTAAAGTCTGAAGTTTTAATTGAGGTTTGCCAGTCTACAGCTCCTGATCTACCAAAACCTGTTTGTGTTCCACTGTTTGTAATTGTTGCACCAGCAGGAATTGTAATAGTGTCACCACTATCTCCTAACTGAACTGTACCACAATTTGTTCTTGGACTTATTTTATTTACTTTTACTTCACTCATAATTTACCTATTGAAACTTATACCTTATTACTACTATACCTGATCCTCCATTAAAACCTGCAGAAGGAGATCCATTAGCACCTCCAGCACCTCCACCGCCACCTGTGTTATCTGTTCCAGCAGCATTAGTGTCTCCACCACCACCAACTCCACCTGACCCATTAGATGGTTCTCTTCTTCCACCCGCACCACCACCTGCATAATATCGAAATGATCCACAAGATTCACCGTTTGCTCCAAAACCAGTTGGTAAACCTGCTCCTGCTCCACCAGCAGCAACTCCTGGACTACCATTTGCCCCTACTGCTGTAGCACCACCTCCGGCACCACCTTGAGAATTTGGACTTGAAGGAAAAATAGAACTTCCACCATCTTTACCTTGAGCAGGAGTAACTGGAGGGGTATTTCCACTTCCACCTGCTACTGGACTAGGACTACCTGCATTTCCTCCTCCACCAGAACCTCCTGGAGAACCTGTTCCACTTCCTCTAGAAGGATTATAACCACCTTTTCCACCTCCTGTAGATGTTATACTTGAAAAAACTGAATTTGCACCATTAGCACCGTTTCCTGCCGGGGCACAAGGACCACCTGGAGCCGATGCTGCTGATCCTCCACCACCAACTGTTATTGGATATCCTTGAACTGAAACTGGTAATGCAGCAGGTCCATTTAAAGGTTTTGCTGGAAAAGTTAATGGTGCTAATGTAGGACTAGCGAATCTAAATCCACCTGCTCCACCTCCACCACCACCATCTCCTGGACCTTTAGCAGCTCCTGATCCACCACCTGCTACAACTAAATATTCTACCGTAGTAGAACCTGATGGAGATCCTGCACTTGAAACTGTAAAAGTTCCTGGACTTGTAAATGTATGAATTTTAAAATTACCTTCTTCTGTAGTTGATCCACCTGTTGCAGCAACAAATGGATTAGATATATCACTAGGATTAGCTGTGGTAATATTTTGCCAACCTGTAGTTGCATCTACATAAACTAATTGAACTGCTGCATTATCTTTTGATAATATTAAATTATCTGCATTTCCATTTATATTAGAACCATTTCTTGCAATTGTAATAGTATTTGATGTGGCACTTCCATTATAATCTGAAAGACCAACTATTGCTCCAGCACTTGGAGACGAAGGTAGTGTCACTGTAATATCTCCACCTGCTGCGTTAATAAAAAAACCATCTCCATCGGTTGCAGTAAAGTCTGCTGTTTTAACTGTTGTGTTCCAATCAACGGCACCTGTTCTACCAAAACCTGATTGCGATGCACCCGATGCTAGTGTAACTGTATCACCACTTGCACCAATAGTTATAGTGTTGCTAGACTCTTTTATAATGTCTGCTCCACATGTGTTTTGTATCGTATTTACTTTAATTGTACTTGTCATTATTGAAACCTATATCTTAATATTACTATACCAGAACCTCCATTAGCCCCTCCGCCTGTAGGAGCTCCTCTTCCTCCACCACCACCACCAGTGTTTTCTGTGCCTGCGGTTGCTGCACTTGGACTTGGTGTACCTCCACCACCAGCTCCGCCACCGCCTGAACCTCCAGGACCAGCTGATCCACATTGTGATGCACCGCCACCTCCACCACCTCTTGTAACTGGAGATCCTGTAATTGAACTTGCTACTCCTGCACCTCCTGTGCCTCCAGGACCACCTCCTGAACCACCTGTTCCAACAGCACCAGCTCCGCCACCACCACCGCCACTATCTATATTTGGAGGAGAAGAGGTTGAAGTAGATGCTCCACCATTTTGACCTTGAGGTGGAGCTACGGGAGGTGTATTACCTGAACCACCCTGCTTATTATCTCTTCCACCACCGCCACCACCAGAACCACCAGTGCCACCAGTGCCTTCTGGAGTTGGGGATCCTCCGCCACCACCGCCAGCGCCACCACCAGCTGATGTAATTGTTTTAAAAGATGAAGTACCACCTTGATTTCCGTGTTGTGGACTTGAATCTGGAGATCCTGCTCCTCCAGAACCAACTGATATTGAATAACATCCAGGAGTCATCGTTATTCCTGAAACTGAACTTGGAGATGAGCCTAATGGAGATACAGAATAACATCCAGAAGATGTTCCTCCAGATTCTCTATATCCACCTGCTCCACCGCCACCTGTTCCTTCTCCACCACCGGCACCACCGCCACCGGCTAATACTAAATAGTCTACTACTGCTGTGGGGCCAGCGCCTGATGTAACTGAAAAAGTTCCAGGTCCTGTAAAAGTATGAACTTTAAAATTTGTACAAACAGTGGTTATTGTTCCTCCTGTTGCAGATATAAAACCTAGTGTTTGTCCTGTTTCTGTATCTTCTGCATTTTGAACATTAATCCAACCTTTAGTAGCATCTACATAGACTAAAGTTGTGCCTTGACCATCAACATCTAAAATTGCAGAGCCTGTTGTTCCTGCTATTTTTTCAGATCCATTTGGTGTTATTATGAAATTATTTGTTGCAAAATTTCTCGCATAATCAGAAAAAGCAACTATTGCTCCAGCTGATCCTGCAGGTAAACTTGCAGTTACAGCTCCGCTAGATGTATCCACAAAATAGCCTTCGCCATCGGCAGCTGTAAAATTTCCTGTTTTGATAGATCCTGTTTGCCAGTCCACAGAACCTGCTCTACCAAATCCTGATTGAGAGGCTCCACTAGCTAGTGAAACTGTGTCTCCACTAGCCCCTAAAGTAATCGTAGTGCCAGACTGACTAACAATATTACCACCGTCAGATGCTTGTACAGCATTTGTTTTTACAACATTACCTGGAACAGCAACTGATTTACATGCTGATCCTACTGTAATCGTAGTGCCTGATTGTGCATCTATTTCATTTACTTCTATCTTTGACATTAAACTACTACTACCGTTCCTGTTATTGTTTGAGTTCCAGTTACTGTAACTGGTCCTGCTAATACTGCATTACTAATTGTTTGATCATCAGACAAAGTTGCT